GATAAATTGAGCAAACAAGTTATTGAGTTTATTGCTAATAGTGAACACACAGCAAAAGTGCGAACTAAACCCATTCCAGCATCAGAGTTACTCCCCGAATGGTGGAGAACCATGCCACCACATTCAATAGAGGGTCCATTTACGATAGGACCATATTCAGAAGTAACAGCAAAAAAATGTTTTCCTTTACTTGACGGGATAACTGCTGGTTATATTGTTACTTTGTGGGCGGATGTTCTAATTACACAATCAGATAAAGGGGCGTATGCTAAGTGGACCGTAAGTGAGCCCGTGTTCGAATCCTGGTCTGAAAAACAGTATTCATCTTATGAGGTACCCGAGGGGTTTGTGATACCTGTGTTTAAGTATTTTCACGGGTGGGTTATTAAAACACCCCCTGGTTATTCGACCTTAGTAACACACCCAATAGGATACCAAAGGTTGCCTTTTCATACAATCACTGGAATTGTAGATACTGACAAATTGGAAACAAATGCCAATTCTCCTTTTGTAATTCGTAGTGGATTTGAGGGAATAATTGAAAAAGGAACACCCATGTTTCAAGTAATCCCTTTTAAGAGAGATTCTTGGGACATGCAGATTGGAAAAGAAGATAGTTTAATCGAACAAAGCAAGACAAAACTAAAACTTCGCGCTAAGTTCTTTGACTCCTATAAGAATCAATTTAGACAGGTTAAAGAGTACAAATAGATTGGAAAATAAAAACGCCCCCTTTAAATCCTTTTTTCCCAGTAAAGATAAGGGAGAATAACCCCTATGCGTGGAACTAAAGTACAAGGAAGATTCAAGATAGATTTTGAAACCAAGTCTATGGATGAAGGTATGGTCGATGAACTCCGCGACCCCGTAGGTAACGAAGTCGACTGGTGGCTCTGGGATAATGCTGCTCTTCAAGCAGACTATGAGACCTGGGTTGACCCTATCTATGACGTCTCTAATCAGACCGATGGTCAGGGTCGCAGATGGAATGAGCCATTTAAATTCCCCGTTATGTTGGCGCAACACCAACGTGGTTCCAACACCCTTAATGAACGAGGCTTCTATACCGTGGATACGCTACGTATTGTGGCTGCCGTTGCCGATGTAAACCGCCTACTTCCCAATATCATTGCAGCACCCACTCTCCACATTAAGGACCGCATAGTTTTTCAGGGCGCCGTATTTGTTCCTACCCTAGTTAACCCACGGGGGCTATACTCGACACGCTACTCTGTGGTCACTATCACTTGTAACCAAGTGAACAGTGAAGAACTCGTTAACGACCCACAGTTTCAGTCTTATGCAAACTAGGAGGTTGCAATGGAATATCTAGAAGAAGACTATGATAAGCATGCACTTGATGAAGAAGAGTTAGATGAAGAAGTTTCATTAGAAGAACTAAAGGCAGAACTAGAAGATGAAGAAGAAGGACTAGAAGATTTAGAGAGTGAGTGATGACAAAAAAGCCAGAGCCTATGAAGGGGCGGAAAAAAAAGGGTAAGGTAGAAGTTATTATGAAGGCGTACTCACAGAAGAGCGCTCCCGTAGTTAAGCCTAAGAAGACTGTAGTAAAGAAGAAGACCAAGTGACAATAAAGAAGCCAAAGAAACACCACAGGATTGCCGCTACCGTAGGTAAGAACCCAGCAAAGCGTGTACGTACAGAGTTAACTGGGCGCCAGCATGAGAGCCACGGCCAAGTAATAAAGAAGAAGAAGGGCGGAATAATAAGAAGACCAAAGCCGCCAATAAAGTATCCACATAAGAAGACGGTTACATAATGTCCCTAACAAGATTTCCAATACCACCCCTGGCCTACCCCAATGGAGGAGGACTAAAAGCGATGGCACAAAGAAGACCGCAATCTCATAAGTTAGAGGTAGAGGCTATGGAAGCAAAGCATAAGGCCGAACTAGCCAAACTTAGTGAGAAGCATGCTAAAGACGGCGCTCCTAAACCGCGAGCCAAGTAGCCATGTGCAATACCTGTGGATGCGGTAATCCAAAAGATAAGCACGGCATGAAGACTCTGACTGCTGCTGATAAGAGGTATGCTAATAAGAAGGTGGCTCAAGAGAACGAGGTCATGAAGAATATGACGGCTGGTCAGATGGTTGAATATAAACGCAAAGAAAAAAAGCGCCCAAAGAGTAAGTCTAGGGAGCAGGATGCTAAGTATGATTCCGCCATCTCTAAAAGAATTAAAAAGAAGTAGGACTTAACCACACACTTCTTGGATTTTTCTTTATCCTTAGCAGTAATAGAAGACCGCTGCGGTCCCTATACAGTACCCACTGGTTGCGAATAAAGGGGATTTATAATGGCTTACAAGCCTTGGTATGAGCGTGCCGCTGAACTCAGTGGTAAAGATGAAAACGAAGAGTTTATGCGTGGAATGTTTGGATGGCGCCCGAAGCATACTCAACCAATTATCGCTGGACTTATCGCAGGCTATGTCGGTGGCAAGGTCGCATCTAAGACCAAGAAGAAGAAATCCAAATGAAGAAAGCGCAAGTTCTTGCTGCCATCCACAAAGCAAGTCAAGAGACATCTCGCCTTATGTCTGCACACCTACGCTCTGAAGCGCATGCAAGTAACTGGCCCATCCACATTGTACGAGGCATGGGAGTTACTTATAGCAAGAGTGGCTTTGAATCTCACGTTAGTGAGGAGCATCATGCCGAAGCCCTCAACTACGAGTACGGAACCCCAAATACTCAACCCACTGCCGCAGTACGACGCAGTGGTAACCGCACAGCAGAGGCAGAGAACTTCTTTATCAGCAGACTCGGCGCACTCCTTGAGGATGCCATATGAGTTTCCTACTAGATGAAGATGAAGCGCTTCGTAATCTACTTAAGGATATGGTTGTTACCGACCAGAAGTCCGTTACCGAAGAAGGACCAACACGTACCGTTGGCGTATGGTTTGGACAACCAGACCAAGAAATTCGTAATCAGTCCTATCCGTTTATTACTATCGACATGATAGATATTGCTGAAGATTTCACACGCGCAATGCGTGGCAAAGTAAAGCCTGCCTATCTTACTAACCCATCAACGATTGGTGAGGATACTGAGTTTGATGGAGACCTACATGGTTGGGATATCGACTATCCAATTCCAGTAAACATCGACTATCAAATTACTACCTACTCCCGTCAGCCTCGCCATGACCGTCAAATCTTGGCGACCCTGCTACACACTAAACTTCCATTTCGGTTTGCAACCCTGGAGACAGGGCCAAACACCGTCTATGGAACGAGTCGCCGCCTAGATGTTCTTGATGTCGCTAAACGTGATATCACGGAGCAAGGAAAGCGGTTATTTGTAAATGCAATAACGGTACGCATCTCCAGTGAGATTGTATCGACCACCTTCAACAAACTCTATAAGGCGCAAGAGATAAACGTCACAGGCACAAGCGGCACCGTTACCAACGGTAAAGGCCAATTCACTGCCATTCAATCGTATACAACATCGGCACCATAAGGAACCCCTTCCCAACTAGTTAGGAGAAATCATGGCTTATAGCCGTCCAGGTGTTTACATTAGTGAACGCCTACTACCCGCAACAATACCTGCAGGAGTAACTGCTAATGCTGCTGGCGCCGTTGTTGCACCATTTGCACAAGGTCCAGAAGCAGTAACACTCGTTACCTCTTGGTATGAATTTACGAAACTCTTTGGGGGCTACAACGCCTCCTACGTGGCCACCTTCCAGGTGGGCGCATTCTTTACTAATGGTGGGCGTGAACTATATGTTCAACGTCTACTTAACGCTGACGCCACGGCTGCATTCACCCCTGTAGTCAACGATATGGCTTTTTGGGCTATGACGGTAACATCAAAGAACAAGGGAAAAGACGGTAATAATCTGCGCCTTGTTGTTACCGCTGGCGATGTTGTAGGCACCTACACCTTAACTCTCTACAAGGAGTCGGGTGTCGCAGGCGACATTAATGATGACATCCTGCTTGAGCGCTATGAGAATGTCGTTACAGACGACCCAACAAGTAGCGACTATGCAGAGACTGTAGTAAACATAGTCTCTCCAAATATCACACTCTCCATAGCCGCAGACGGCATAGGGTATGATGGAACTCCTTACTTACTTATCGCAGGAACATACCCACTATCAGGCGGCGATAATGGAAGCACAGTAGTTGCAGACGACTATGCCTCTTGGAATGGTGGAGGTTCATCTGTCTTTGAGCGCTTCTCAACACTAGACCGTGCACTCGTCTTCTTCCTGCCTCATGCAAACACCATCTCGGATGCCACGGATATCTATGACATGGCAACATCATGGGCTTCAAGTAATAACGGCTTCGTCGTTATCGACACAGACCCAGACAAGACAGTTGCAGAGGCTGTATCGTTTGCAGCAAGTTTGACAGACACCAGTTTTGGTGCCGTCTACTTCCCTAACCTCTATGTGGCTGACCCACTAGGTCGTGGCACTGGCGCACTCCGCAAGGTTGCTCCAGGTGGCGCAGTTGTTGGGCTCTACCTATCAACAGATGCAAGTCGTGGAGTATTCAAGGCTCCAGCAGGAATCGGAAGCGCCATTCTTGGCGCAGTCGCAACCGAACTGGCCTTCTCATCTGCAAACCTCGATACCATGAATACTGGTACATCACCAGTAAATCCAATTCGTCAGATTCCTGGTGCAGGTCTTAGTGTGATGGGTGCTCGTACCCTTCTCCAAGATGGAACAGCGAACAAGTACGTCAACATGCGTCGCTCTCTTATCTACATCCGTAAGAATCTAAAGAACTTGACCGAGTTCGCCATCTTTGAAAATAACGATGAACGTCTCTGGTCACAGATTCGTACCTCAATTAACGTATTCCTTACCGAGTATCGCAATCAGGGTGGACTACGTGGTGCAAGCAATGCCGTTGCATTCTTTATCAAGTGCGATTCAGAGAACAACTCCAATGCAAATATTGCAAATGGAGAAGTCCATATCCAAGTAGGTGTTGCTCTTCAGTACCCTGCAGAGTTCATCGTCATCGACCTCAGCCAAAAGACGCTGAACTAATCCAAAGGAGATAATAAGACATGCCAACAGTACTAAATAATCGGTCAACTCTATTGACCGACCCTGTACGTAACTTTAGATTTTTAGTTACGTTTATTCCACATGACACAACCAACGCAGGGTTGAAGCCATTAGCAAGTGCCACCTTCGGCTTTACTTCGGTATCAGGAATGTCTGTAACAACAGACTCCATCCCCTACCGTGAAGGCGGGTACAACACCGTAGTCCACCAGATTCCTGGCCAGACTACATTCACTCCCATCACTCTTCAACGAGGAGTTCTCCTTACCCAGAGACAGAATTGGGATTGGATGAAACATCTATTTGCAACTGTTGCTGCTCATGGTTCTTCACTACAGAAGGCTCAAAGTTTCCGTTGCGATTTAGATATTGCAGTTCTATCTCACCCGATTCCATCGGCTACAACAGATGACAATACCGCCAGTGCAACAGACCACGTTGCTATGCGCTTCCGCGTATACAACGCATGGCCTACCGCCGTAGCATACTCAGACCTCAATGCTGGTGACAATGCTCTATTCGTAGAACAGATGTCGCTAGTTCATGAAGGCTTTGATGTAAACTGGGCAACAAGCCTAACAACAACAGCAGCAGGATTCTAACAAAGGAATACAATGACGCAAACAATTTCGGCAGCGGCTAATCCCGCAATGGTAAATAACATGATTCAAAAGGTTATGGAAGAACTTCCACAACCAAAAGAAGAAGTACAGATAACACCTCCTTCGGATACGATAGTGACCCTTCCTGGTGGATACATAACATCTGCTGGGGAGGTCATTACCGAGGCCGAGGTAAGAGAGTTAGACGGCAATGATGAAGAAGCAATTGCTAAAGCATCCAATGTTGGTAGGGCTGTATTAACAATCCTTCAACGTGGGACTGTTCGTATCGGAAACCAGAAGGCAGATGAAAAATTGCTAGACCAACTGCTTAGTAAGGCTCAAGTTAGAAAACTAGGCCTGCTAGACCGTCGTACAATTATTAACGAAATAAACAAGAGAGTTCCAGGGCCACAGTTCGATGACATTACCGTGACTGACCCTGATACTGGAAAAGAGGTACAAGTTCCCATTAATTTTGGGAGTTTGTTTCAGTTTTAGTTTTGGACCTTACACAGTTCTACTCTCTGAGTTAGCAGCACTTACTCAGTCATTTAAAGGATGGACACTGACAGAGATAAAGAAGTTATCTCGCAGAGAACGGACGAACTGGCTAGAGATAGCCAAGTCGATATAAGAGAGGACGTGCGTGGCTAATAAAACAGTTTCAAACGTTCAGTCTCTAACAACGGGCGTTGCCGCGCTAACTCAAAAAGTTAATGAACTATACGCTGCCGTTGAAAAGGTTTCGGGCGTCTCCTCAAAAGCGATGTCTAATGTTCAAGGGGCAATCTCTTCAACTGGTGGTCAGATGTCACTGGGACGTGCCACATCGCGTCCTGGTATTGGTACAGATGGCGCTGGGGGATTATTCACTAAGAGTGGCATGAATCTCCACTATCCAGATAACTCCATGCAGAACAGTCTCTCTAAGTTCTCTTGGGACAGTAAAACTGGTGGGGTATCTTCAATGAGTGGCAGCCAAGAAAGTAAACTTAGTGGCATTTTAAAAGGCGGAGCCATGATAGGAATGGCACTACCTGCAGGAGCGTATGCTGCCACACCAGACCTATCCCTTACTATGGCGCGTTCTGTTGGCTACTATCAGGCTGGATTAAAATCTCCAGGAATAAATCGTGGTCAGTTAGAACGAGCAACAGTTGCAGCAATGGGAAATGGTTTTTCTAGCGTAGGCTCTGATGCTGCGGTAGCAGCGATGCTTGCTGGTCGTGGCTACACCCCAGGAAGTAAGAACTATCTTCAGGCTTCAGCAGAGGTGGGTGGCGCCTATAGGTATCTAGGGATGAGCAATGCCGCAGCAGCCTCTGCTATCTCTGGCTTT